ACCTTTATCGTTTTGCCGCCAGGAAGTGAGCGGGTATGTGTGCGTCCGGGGCGGGCAGCCTGAGCATTTCATGCTGACCAAAGTGGTTGATTTAGGCTGAACCAATCAAGCGGCGGATTACATCAGTGTTAGGGGCCAGAAGGAATGAGATACCCGGGTTAATGTGGGTTGGTGTGGGTTGATGTGAGCGGAAGCCACGTATGGCGCGGGATTCAGCAGCTTGCCGGTCGGCACATGCGGGCGGGTGATAGTTTGAGACATTCACCTGGCGAGCGCCAGTTGTGCCGCTAGAAGTGCGACAAGGCGCGGCGGCGCATGCGGGGCGTTTAACAGCGTTTACGGTACACCGTGCATAAAGGTGGGTTACCAGCTGTTTAAGGGTGCGCACCTGGCGGCGCAGTGAGCGCAGCTCCTGGTGCAGGGCGCGATCGCTGGCGCGGCGGCCGTGGCTGCCATCCCCACCCCCCGGCTTGTCTTCCTCCCGGCGGCCCTGGTTGACGTTGCCGCCGATCACCACGGTGCCCTTGTTGTTGATGATGTCGCCCACGTTGATGTGGACGGCGCCTTCCTCACTGCCTTTCCCTGCTGGCTGGCTCTTGTCCAGTATGTCCCTGATCTCCTGTGTTACTTCTTCGGTCATGAGTCCCCCGCGTTGCCGCTACCGATAAGCGGCTAAGTCAATGATATTGCTTACTGTGTCGTGGTCTGGTTGTTCGTGACGGCTGGCGAAGTGGCGATACAGCACCCGCACCAGGCGGGCCTGGGCGGCCGGCTCCAGGCGTAGGCCGCGCCGCTGCAGCTCCTCGACGGTGGTGCGTGTGACGCTTTCCAATAGGTCCAGATCCTCCTCCGTAGGCCCTGTCACGCCTTGAGGGCGCGCCCCTGCGCCCTGGTCGGGGCTCCCTTCTCCAGTGGCGAGCCACACAAGCGACACCTTGGCCGCTTGAGCCAGGGCGGCCAGGTGTGGGCGCGTTGGCTCGCCGCCAGAGAAGTACCTGCGTATCCCCCCTTGAGAGATCCCCGCCCGCTTGGCTAGCGCGGAAACGCTACCAGCCCGCTTGGCGCAGAACTCCATCCGCGCAATAAAACTGTTTTCAAGTTCTATAGAGGAAGATGAAAGCTCGGTTTCATCTTCCTGGCCTGCTTTCAACTTGCTCATAAGTCGTTGATTCCACGGTATTAACGAGATTTCTGCGCAAGCGGATAGGCGAGAGCGAACTTTAAAGTTCTATAGCGCTTGACTTAATAAGCGCCATAGAGCTAAAGTTACGCCATGCCTTAACGATCACGCACCAAGAGGACGTTACAACATGACCAAACGAACCGCGCCGAAAAAAGCCAGCCTCAAGGACTGGCATCGTGCCGACATCGTCGCCGCGTTGCGCAAGGCTGGCTGGAGCTTGCGCCGTCTGGCAACCCACCACGGATACGCCTCGCCGACAACCCTGTCGGTGGCCATGGAGCGCCCCTGGCCGAAAGGCCAACAGCTGATCGCTGATGCGATCGGCATTGACCCGGCCGTGATCTGGCCGAGCCGCTACCAGGACAAGGATACCCGCAAAGGGTGTCGCGATGAAGCGGAAAGGAAGGCCGCATGACTCTGACTCCGCTGCTGTTTTGCTTTCAGCTTAGGCCCGCCCGTGGCGGCCGCCTAGGTGCAGGGCAAGGCAGTGTTTGGAGCACCGTCTGGACCAGGAGGTACAAATGACACGCAAGCGCTGGAAACCAGTTCAGCCCGCCAGCATGCAGCACGCGATCCGGCTGTGCCTGGACTACGCGCTGCACAAACACAACCGCAGCGTGACCCGGGTGGCCGAGCTGGTCGGCACCACCGAATGGGCGGTGTACAAGTGGATGAGCGAGGGCTCCATTCCTTCGGTGCGCATCCGCCCCTTCGAGTTCGCCTGCGACGCCACGTTCATCACGCATTACATCGCCACTAGCGCACAAAAGCTGGTGATCGACATCCCCACCGGACGCGCCGGCAGCCAGGACGAGCTGCTGGACCTGCAGAACCAGCTCAACGACGCCGTGTCGCTGCTGACCCGCTTCTATCGTGGCGAGGCCGAGGCGGCGGACGTGCTGCACGGGGTGACCCGTGCAATGCAACAACTGGCCGGCCATCGGGAGAACGTGTGCAAGCACGACGCCCCGGAGCTGGCGCTGTTCGGAGGAGACCCGGAATGAAGCAAAACAGCCGCAAGACCGTAACGATCGACAACCGGCAGGCGGCAGCCACCCGCGCCTATCGCGATGAAATGGCCCGCCAGGGCGTGACGCTGGTGGCGCCTTCGCCTTTCAAGGCGTCACCGAAGGGGGCGCGGCCATGAGTCAGGACTGGCACACCCCGAAGGAGCTGGCCGGCCTGCCCGGCATGCCCGGAACTGTTCAAGGTATTCATGTGCGTGCCAAGCGCGACAACTGGGAGAGCCGCAAGCGGACGGGCCGGGGCGGTGGTCGCGAGTACGCTTTCGCATCGCTGCCAGTGGAAACCCAGGCGGCCCTGCTGAAGGACGCCACGCCCGAACCCAAGGCCCCGAAGGTGAGTCGTCCGGCTGCCAGCCGTGGCGTGGTGGATCGGGAGAGTCTGTGGGCATCCTACGAGCGCCGCCCCCAGGGCATGAAGGACGAAGCGGCCCGCCGGCTGCAGGCGCTCCAAGCTGTCGAGCGCCTGGTGGCCGAGGGACAGGGCAAGTCTGGCGCAGTGGAGCAGATCGCCACGGCGTTCGGCGAGAGCCGCGCCACCCTGTACCGCTGGCAGCGCGCGGTGAAAGGCGTGGATCGCAGCGACCGGCTGGCCGCCCTGGTGCCGGGCTATGTCGGCCGCACCGCCAAGGCCGAGTGCAGTCCCGAGGCGTGGGAGTTTTTCAAGGCGATCTATCTGCGCCCCGGCGCCAGCACTGAATCCATGTGCTACGAGTGGACGCGCCAGGCCGCCGAGGAGCACGGCTGGACGTGGCCCAGCAAGCGGACCATCTACCGTTGGGTGAAAGAGATCCCGTTGACCACCCGCACGCTGATGCGCGAAGGCGAGTACGCGCTGATGCGCCTGTACCCGAGCCAGCAGCGCACGGTGCGCGACCTGCACGCCATGTACTGGATCAACGGCGACGGCTACCAGCACAACGTGTTCGTGAAGATGGACCCGGACGACCCGAACGAAAAGCCGTTCCGCCCCAAGACCTGGTTCTGGCAAGACATCTACAGCCGCCGGATCGTGGGCTTCCGCACCGACCACACCGAGCACACCGACATGATCCGCCTGGCCCTGGGCGACGTGATCGAGCGCTACGGCATCCCCGAGCACGCCACGATCGACAACACCCGCGCGGCGGCCAACAAGTGGATGACCGGCGGCGTTCAGCATCGCTATCGCTTCAAGGTGCGCGAGGAGGACCCGCTGGGCCTGATGCCGCAGCTGGGCATCCAGGTGCACTGGACCACCGTGCACAAGGGCAAAGGCTGGGGCCAGGCCAAGCCGGTGGAGCGCGCCTTCGGCGTGGGCGGCCTGGGCGAGTGGGTGGACGCGCACCCGAAGTTCCACGCCGCCGGCACCGGCCCGAACCCCATGGCCAAGCCCGACAACTACGGCGAGCGCGTTGTGTCCTGGGATGACTTCATGACCGTGCTGCGCACCGCGATCGCGGCCTGGAACGCCAAGGACGGCCGGCGCACCGAGATCTGCGCGGGCCAGATGTCCTTCGACCAGGCGTTCGACGAGAGCTACCAGCGCAGCGCCCACCTGATCCGCAAGCCGACCGAGGCGCAGCGCCGCATGTGGATGCTGGCCGCCGAGTCGGTGACCGTGCAGCGCGGCGGCTCCGTGGCGCTGGCCGTCGGCAAGGGGCCGAGCGGCAAGAACCGCTACAGCAGCGACGCCCTGATCGAGCACGTGGGCCGCAAGGTGGTGGTGCGCTTCGACCCCGACGACCTGCACGGGACCGTGTACCTGTACCAGGCCGACGGCCGCTACATCGGCCCCGCCGAGTGCGACTTCGCGGTCGGTTTCGGCGACAGCCAGAAGGGCCGCGAACACCAGCGCATCCGCAAGCAGAAGCTGAAGGCCGCCAAGCAGATGGCCGAGGCCGAGTCGCGCATGACGGCGCTGGAGGCCGCCGAACTGATGCCCGAGTACGAGCCCGAGCCGGACGAGCCGGTGCAGACCAACGTGATCCGGGGCGCGGCCTGGAAGCAGCCCGCCAAGCGCGTGGCGGGCAGCGACGTGAACCCGGGGGATGGCGACGACGAGAGCCCGGCCGATCGGCACAGCTTCGACGACTTCATCCTGGGGCAGATGGACAGCTGGAAGAAAAAGCAGATTTGAAAGGCGGCCCCGGGAGTGAGCGCTCCACGGGGCCAAGGCAACGGGCCGGACGGCCCATCACAAAGCGAGTGGAGTATAGCAAATGACCGACAACGTAACCCAGCTCAACAAGGCACCGAACAAGCACGACGAGGCGCTGATTGCCGAAGTGCGCCAGATCATGGAGGCCGAAGGGCTGTCACAGACCGCCCTTTCGCAGCTGACCGGCGTGGGTAAAGCCCGGTTAAGCCAGTGGTTAAACGGCGTTTACAAGGGCAGCGTGCCCACCGTCGAGGAGAGCATCCGGCGCTGGCTGGAGAGTCGCCAGACCGCCACCGCCCTGGAAGGCCAGATGCCCACCGGCCCCGAGTGGGTGGAGACTCCGACCGCCCGCGCCGTACTGTCCGCGCTGTCGTTCAGCCAGATGGCCGAGGCAGTGTCGGTGGTGTACGGCGGCGCCGGCGTCGGCAAGACCACCACTATCGCCCGCTACAAGCGCCAGGCCCCCAACGTGTGGGTGGTCACCGCCACCCCGGCCGTGTCCGCCCCGGGGCCGATCCTGACCCGCATCGCGCAGACCCTGGGCATCCGCTCCACCGGGGCGGTGCACGTGGTCGAGGCCAACATCATCGAGCGGGTCCGCGAGACGCGCGGCCTGCTGGTGATCGACGAGGCCCAGCACCTGACCCACCGCGCCCTGGACGCTGTGCGCTCCATCCATGACGCCGCCGGGATCGGCCTGGCCCTGGTGGGCAACGAGATTGTGTACAGCCAGCTGACCGGCGGCAGCCGCTCCGTGGGCTTCGCCCAGCTGTTCAGCCGTGTGGCCAAGCGGGTGCGCCTGTCCCGCGCCAAGGACGCCGACGTGAC